CCGCCGTGGTTTGAAAATGTAATAGCCATGATATTTATCTCCCTTCTTTAGTCAAATTTAACTACTGCCTTCTTGGCTTCAAGGATCTCGATAGCCTCAACAATGCCGCTTGCGGTGGTAGCTGTGATAGCATCACCTGAAGAGGCAAGTGTTACCTTTGAGCCAAGCTTGAGGTTGCTGATTGATACAGACGCATCCGCTATCCATTCCTGTGTGCGGCTCTTGTCGATGACTGCAACAGCGATCTTCATGTTGGAAGTAGTAGCCGCTATCGGTGCGTTAACAGAGATAAACTCGGGCTTATTGGTTCCCGTAGCAAGCTCAAGATCGCCGTTTGAATCGAACTTGAGGGCTGCACCTGTAGGAACGGCAATACCTGACTTAACCTTCATGTCTTTTTCTTCCGGGGTATGTCCCTTGTAAAAACTAATCATGTCATTTTCCTCCAAGTTTCTTAAGTGTTAGATTGTACAGTTTCTTAAGCTCCTTGCCTGTCTTGTTCGGATATACCTGTTTAAGTGCCGCATATTCAGCCTTGGGAATCTCCACCTCATCACTTTCCTCTGCGAGGGAGTCCACGCCCTGTAAATGGGCTTTGCCTCTTTGTGCATTTATGGCTGACTGCTTGGCTCCGGCTTTTCCTTTAGCAAGCAAGTTGTTAAACTCGGCAGTCTTGAAAGCATCTAACAGGCTCCATCCCTGTGCGACTTTTGCCTGTATCTCTCCTACGGTTGGTAGGTTCCTGATGTCATCCCAGGTCTGTATAGACGGGTCAAGCTTTGATATCTCGGCAAGCTCGTTTTGGAGCCTTGTCATTGACTGCATGGTCTGTGTCTGCTCCATGAGAGCCTGGGCCTGTCTGACTACCGGGTTGTTTTGGATAGCCTGATCTATGATCCTTGGGTCTACGCCCTTCTCCTGTAAGGCTTTGTCCCTTGCCATCTTGTCCTGAACATACAAAGCATCTTCGTACTCTTCAAGGGTGGTAATGGGCCTCCCTGTTGCGGGATGAACAACGCCTTTACATATCTGTGCTATCCTGGCATCGGCTTTAGCTTTCGCATCTGCCTCTGCCTTTCTACGAATAGCCGCATAACGTGCGTTCTCTTCGTCCTTGAAATCGGGCTGTTCCTCTTCGGGTTCCTCGGTTTCTTCCTCGGTTTCTTCTTCCTCTTCGGACTCATCCTCGATTTCGTCCTCTTCATCGGGAAGATCAGCGGTTTCTTCCATTTCTACGCTTGCCTCTTCTTCATCAGCAAAAAACTGTAAGTCGAGGTCGAATAAAGATTTTTTCATATTCAATTTTCTCCTTTGATTTTTACGCTATTCTTGCGATCTATAATTAACCGTTGAGGGCTAATTCATCTTTAATGGTCTCTACGACCGTCCCGTTGTTCGGGCATTTCTCGTTGACACAGGATAAATCTATCTCCCTGAATAACTGCGTAGGGATATCGGGTGTGTCGTCATGCTCTAATACGAGCCGTGATCCCGTTATTCTCATTTCACATTTACAAAGTGGACAAAGCATTACATCATCCCTCCCATACTCGGAGTCTCAGGAATCGGAAGCTGACCCTCTAAAGGTGCCTCTTGAGGCGGTAATGACTGCATCTGAGCCATCTGCTGTTCCTTCATTTCCTGTTCCTGTTTCCTCAACTCAAGCTGTCTCAATACTTCTCCGGCGTTCGGATAGTTGTTCTTTTCTTTGAACTTCCAATACAGGAGCATCGTGTTGATATCGCCAAGAACACCAAACGCTCCGCTCTGAAGCATGATGTCTGCCTGATTCCACATGGCTTCTCGGTTCGCCATAAGGGTTGATGTGGGATCGGTCTCGAATATGAACTCGTCATTCCAATACCATTCACCCGAAGCATCACGCTTTACAAAGTCGGATTTGTCCAAAACCTCATATATCTGCTCGCCGTCCTTGCCTTCTCTTGTGACAGGCGTTGCATCGTCAGCATAGGCAAGCCAAAACTTGAACATCATCTCATACAGAGCGGCATAAGAATCGTTCTTAAGAACTCTCTTACTTTCCAATCTGCCCGCAACCTGATTGATGGAATACTGCTTTGCTGTACCTGATAAAGCCGAAGAATCGTATTTACCCTGATAAGCATCAGATATACCAAGAACAGACTTCGCATAGTCGTATTCAAGGCTCATAAGCTGTATATCCTGTTGGATATTAGCCTGAATGTTTATCACATCTATAAGGGCCTTATCCTGTGGGTTAGACAGCCTTACGATCTTCATTTCCTTGTCAGTCGTCTCAATCTTGGCATCCTCGGGAAGGGTCACGATAGACCCGCCTTTAAGGGTCTTTTCTGCCGCTTTAGAGCCAAGCTTCTTTATCATTTCCTGTTGGTCTTTGATTATCTCTACATCTGAATACCCAAGAAGGGAATTTTCCCTCGAGATGTTCCGTCTTAAGATGATAGGGAACTCGTTCGGCTTATAGCACTCGATCTCTATCTCTTCTGATGTCATCCTCTCGGACTCTATCGCCTGTCCCGTCATAGGGTCTATAACTACGTCTATTTCGATTTTGGGTATCTCAATGGTCTGTGTCTTATCTTCAGTCTCTTCAAACGATTTTCCCCCACATACGGGGCATGTTTTTGTGTCCTCGTCCACGATCTCGCCGCACTGCTTACACTTTCTCGTGATCCTTGCCTGATAATCGTCAAGATCCTCAAGAACGTAGTCGTCACACCACACAAATCTGCCTATCTTGCCTTTATTCCTGTAGTAGACTGTGTTTATCGTAACGATATCGTCCGTAACTGACGCTTCATCACCCCTCAAATCCCGGTAATCCTCGTTTGCGGCGGTAACGTCCACGCCGTATTTCTTCTTGACAAATTCTTTTGTCTGCGGGGTAAGAATGAAAATGTAGTCCATCTTGCGTATCTCTGTAACGCCGGCTTGCGGGATGACCTGACGGGGATGTCTTTCTGTAACGATCACATCACCAATGGAAGAATGGGTAGAAACGGTGTTGTCCCACTCGACAAGCATGAAATCGCCGCCCTGAATAGGCACGATCCTCTCAATCTTGTCGTTCATGACCTGGAATTTCTGCTTTTTCATCTTGTCGATAAGGATTTGCTCGATCTTTTTGGCTAATTCGGCATCTTCCTCATGCAGAGCGGTCACTTTGGGGACAGGAACAGACGGGTCAACCTGTGACTCGATCAATTCATAGACGATATTTCTGACATTAACCGCCTCTTTAGGGGCCTGAACGTCCTTTGTGTAGACAGTGCGAGTGCCTTCGTACAGCTTTTCGTGCCTGTTGATGTCATCAAGCACCGAGGAATAGCTTATTCTTGCACTCTCAAGCTTGCCTCTCCACTCATCAATTTTCTTATCCTTTTCAGTTGGCATAAGTTTCCTCTGTATCTTCTTCCAGGTGAGCATATTTCCTCAATATATAATCTTTTTCTTCTTTGTTTGCGTGATCCATATCCTCTAAAAACGAAGGATGAAGGCTTTTCATGGCCTTTTTCCTGTCGATATAGGGATTTTTTATGTAATAAATGCAAAAGCATCGTAGGCTGTCGGGATCGTGCGTTAGATCATGCGGTTTTTTGGCGTAAACGTTAGGCTTCCGCTTGTCTTTTTGGATTTTCTGCAAGTTTCGGTACAGGTTAGGTGCCGCATCTTCCAAAAATGTCAGCTTTGCCTTCTTCCCCTGGGGCTTTAGCCACTCTTTCATGGATGCACAACCCGCCTCAAAGTCGTTTGAGGTCTTTGTAAGGTTCAGTCCGCACTCGGAAAAGATGATCGCCCTCGATTTACCGCTCAACTGCTCCCTGTTCCAAAGATCGGGAGGGGCTAAATACATCGTGATGTGTTCGCCCTCGCTCAAATCAAGGACTATCGCCGCCGCTTCGCCTATCGTAAGGTTTGGGGCATCGTACTCTCTGTAAACCTGGGCTTCGCCTCTCTGATTTACATGTACCCAATGCACCGATAGCATGTCCAAGCCATAGTCCATACATACATAATTCCGCATAAGTCCTGTCATTTCCTGACTGTCTATGTGCGTAGCCCGCTTTACTTCCGGGAAAAACGCACCTCCGGGCACTTCCAAAGCCTCTTCGACCGTAGCCGGGTACTCCTGTGTCATCTTGTCGCCCATGGCAAGTTTCGTTTCTTCATACCATGCCTGATCCCTCTTAGGGTCTGCATACCACGGGATGAAGATTTTATTGAACTTATTGTCAGGATCGGTAAACAAAGTCTCGAAAAACGAGCCTCGGTCTATCGTTGACAGGCAGATGACTTTACCGCCATTAGGTCGGTTGATGGTCGGGAACGCCGCTGTGTATATCTCTTCCGCAAACTGCTGAAACGCCATCTCGTCAAAGATAAATAAATTCGCCGTGAATGATCGTCCGGCATTTGCACCCGCCGGAAATCCCTTAAACACGGAATCGGGCTTGCCGGGATAGTGGATCGTAAGCTCAAGAGAGGTATATTCAAATACTGCGTCTTGCCATCCCTTCTCTTCGTGACCTTTCTCCTGAAACAGGGCATTACAGTAGCGGAGCATCATAGCCAGTCTTCGGACTAATTCCTTCGCCTCTTCCTCTGTCCTTGACACCGCCATAGCAGTGGAACCGGGCTTTAGCATCATATAAAAGGCGATATGCAAGGCAAGCCAGGTGATACCAAGCTGTCTCGCTTTCAGAATTATGTTCAGCTTATTTTCAAGGATCGAGTGCAGAGCCTCCCGCTGTGCGTCCCACATTTTGAACGGCTGTACCAACTCCTCGGCATCCTTGTCCTCTATGTGTCCATAGGTGTCTACAAAATACTCGGGATGGGCTATGCAGTAGTCTATTTCGTTCTGTCTTAATTCACTTATTGTCGCCACACTTTGAATCTATACTATCATAATTATTATGTCAACTGATGTACAAAGAAGCTTTGTAATACTCAAAAAACTCATGGTTTACACCACCGTTATGACATGATATCATTTCCCCAAAGACATGTTTTGTTTTTTTCAAATGTATTTTCCTTTCGGAGAGGGCGGTCACCGCCCTCTTTCTTTTATGCAAGTTGCACAAGTCGGTCTCGTATTTCCCCGAGGAAACATCTGACCCGTTTGGACATATTGCACAACAAAAAATAGAGGGCAAATCACCCTCTATCCCTCATAAACACTACGCTAAACCGTATTTTCTTTACAATAATGTTATGTAACCCTACTTGCTTTTAAGCCCGATCTATGATATCATATCTTTAGGTCAGATGGATATACCCATCGTATTTTACCTCGCAAAAGCACCCCGGAATCTCCCCTCCAGGGTGCTTTTTTCTGCCCCCTACAACGCCGTTTCTTCATATCTATTATCTCTATGGTATATTTCTACCCTTATCTCATTCTATTTCCTTTATCCCCTCCTACAGGCATAGTTTTTCCCTTCAGGACTGTCATACGCTTGCTCTCCTTTGGACAGGGAGGTATTTTTTTATAATATTTCTGAACGGGCACCCCCTTTACGCCGAAAACGCGAGCCGGGCTTTTGGGGGGAGGGGGTACAAAGGGGGTAGGGGGGATCTATCCTGGAGTTATGTAAACTATTCTATGCCGGAAAAACATAGAATAGCGGAAAATAGGCGATTTCAGGAAGGATCAACTATTCGTTAAAGAGATATTTCACGAATAGTTAAGGCTACAGGAAGGAAGGATGATCGGATTTACAGATCACATTGTAAATCTTGTTGGGATATTGCATTTTTTGCTGTCTTTGATCGGCGGGCCTGTATACCTTTTTACATAAACGGATGTAAAGATCGTCATTTCATTTTACAATGATCGGTGTAAAAGATGAAAGATGATCGGCAAATTTTTACATTCCGATATGTAAACAAAGACAGATCGATGTTTTTTTACATTCTATGGTGTAAAGTCATGCGATCTGTCCTTACAATTCTATCTGTAAAAAGCTGCCTTGGTTTCTATCGGTTTACTTTGATCGGTGTAAAAGCTTTCGTGATCGGTCGTTAATCTTTCATTATAGCTCTGAAAAATCGGCGTCAATCACATCGGCTGTCTCTATACCAAGTCTGTCGGCGATTTTATGCAATAAGGAGTTATCGCTTTCATTTATGATGTTAACGCTTGTCTCCTGTTTTGTTACGGGCTTGTCTCCTACGCTGTCGCGTACTGTCTCAAACGCCTTAACACTTCCTTTTAAGCCCTGGTCTACCATTTTAAGCATTAAGACATCATATATGGAAAGATCGAGGCTTTCCGCCTTGGCTTGTAAGGCTTTGTTGTCTAATACATCGGTGAGGTCGTTTCCCTCAATTTTCAAAATGGCGTCGGCGATCTCTTGCACGGTCCTACGCTTGGCGGCATTGGCTTTCCGTACCATTACAGCCTTGGCACTGATCGCTTTTCTTTCCTCAATAGATCTGTCAGCAAGTGATATGAGATTTTTGACACAATTAGGATTGTTTGATTTATTTTTTTTCATGTCTTAATTTTACCATGAAACCCGCATAAAATCAAGGCTTCCGGGGCGATCACAGAAAAATTTTTCAAAAATTTTCAAAAAAGGTATTGACAGTATAGCTGACATGGTGTAAAGTAGGCTCATCAAGAGGTCAGCCACACTGACACATGCACATAAAACCATATCAAAGCCCACTTCTTACAAGGGTAAACATACAGAGGTATGAAGAACAATACCGAAACGTGAAGCGAAACGGGGTCACGGTTGAACCAAGGTTACCGCCTTCTGAAAAAGTAGACACGT